ACATACTTGTCCATAGCTTTATCATAAGTAAGCATAGCAACTGAGGTATTATCATTACTTTGCAATTTGTTATCCTAGAGGCTCTTTATCCTCTAGTTCTTATATTTTCACACAAGTTCAGACTATCTCATCACCCACAACATTACTTGCTAGGGTGGCAGGCACTCTTGTTCTTTCACCATATAAAAAAGACTATAAATAGTCTTTTTTACTTAGGCTACTCAATTAGTCGTTACACCTTTCAGTCATTTCTAACTGACTTGGCACGATATTACCATATATTTATAATACTTAGGCTTCATCGTTAGCACTGTATATTAATACAGCACACCCCATATGGGTTCACCTGCTGTTATCTATACCATTACTGATATAGTGTCCAAAAGTTTAGACAAGTCAATACCAAGCCATACTTCTTTACCTTTCCAATCGTATGAGTTGACTTCAATTTTACCTTCACGTAAATCTTCAAGTGAAATATATTGTTCTAATTCGTTACCATCAACGAAAATGTTTAAGTGTTTTGTTTTAAAGTTAGTCGTTTCTGACGGCATTTCAATAGCAACTTGACGCTTCTTTTTTAAATCTATCAAGTTTTGTTCTAAATGCTGCATTAAAGGATTTGCTTGTAATAAAGTTGTGTCAGAAGTCCAATCTTTTGTATCGTCTGGCATATATAATAAAGCAAACCATTCTGGATGATCTATTAATCCTTTAAGGTTCTTTTTACACATATCAACTTCTTCTGTCATAGGGTTATCTAATGACTCATAAGCAGTTGATATTAAAATACCTGTCTTATTGACAAGGTTTAATTGTCCTGACTCCATTGCCGAAATTGGATAACGATCCCTAAGTGCGCCCACCTCCAGTATGTTCATGTAAATTCGCTACATTTACACCGTTCTCTTATGAACTGCTATATGTTTCCATATAGTTCAGACTATATCTTTATCCGAAAAGGATACCCTCCGTTTCCACTATCAATCGCTTATAGTGTACACTACTCACTTCCAATAATAATATTGTGTTTTCGCTAGTCGTTGAACGTTTTATATTAATATATAACTTCGCTTCTGATTGTCCTCGTCTTTACGTTAGGAGTTTCCAGAAATTAAAAGGGTTTAATATCTGCATATTTCTACACAGTCCGACTCGATTCGATCGGCTATGAATGCGGTCGGGAGTCTACCATCCAATTTACCATCAACGCAAGCCAATGGAACAAATATTGATTTTTTTAAAGAACATCTAATCTCAGAACGCAATGCTTTGAAGTATTTTTGAATTTTAGGCGATGATTCAATCATTTGTTGAACCTCTTTTTTTACAATACTTGACAGACTGCGATCTGGTGCCACACTGTACATTTGAGAAAATTCTGCTTCTAATAACATCAATAAAATAATAATTAATCCAACCAGAAAAGATTTCAACTATGTTATCGTTAGGCTTTTTATCCTAACTTCTTATTGTCACCAATAAGTTCGGCATATATTTTCACCCTCGGCTTTACGTTAGGGTGTCAAAGACTCTTGGGGATGTTTTAGTCTGCACTTATTTTTTTAAGTGCAGGATCAATCCCTATGCTCTACGGTGCTTATGACGCTTTAGTTTCACAAGTTACCTCGGTATTATCTATTCTAACTATACGCAATCCAACTAAAACTTCTAAGTTTTTCGTATATCCATTTTTCCATTTAATTTCATACGGTTCACCAGTTTGTATTAATTTTCTAACAATTGTGTTTGATGGGGATAGATTTAAATAATTAGCACACTCTTTCATGCTATCAAATATTACCTCGTCACCATTTGGATAAATCACTTTTACTGGCTTACAACAAAATTTACCGTTTTTAAGTGTTTCAGTAATTCTACGCTTTGTTTCTTCAGTATGTTTTTTGCCTAACATACCTTTAGGATGATCGTAATTTTCACGTTTAACTTTATTGAAGGTGTTTGGCCCATCATTCCCCCATGTTCTTCCATATGCGGGATTATTCTTACCTTTCATTCGCTCTGAGTGTTTTCTTCGCCACTCTTCAGAATGTTTTTTACCTGACATACCTTTAGGATGATCTTTATATATCTTGCCACCATTACCACCTTCGGCAACATTGTAACCAAAATTTCTATCTCTTGTATTATAGAGTTCGATATAATATTTCTCTTTTTCACAAGCTTCTTCAAAAGTTAAATGTTCTTCAACTATTTCATGCTCAAAATTTTCCCATCCATATTTTTCAATAGCATTCCAAAAAGGACGTTGATTACCTTCACTTGATGGTTTATATTCAATACCATCATTTCTCCAACGTCTTTCAGTGTTGATGGTCATTCCAACATATCTTTTATTGTTGAATTTATTTGTATGTATATAAATAACGTAATTATTCATCTATTTTCCTCTTAGACTTCTACCGATTTTCTTCGATTACGGTTATATGTCTCCATATAACTAGGCAATTTCATTACCATTCTTTCTGGCTATTAATAGTACAGATTTCTCATATCTGCGTTTTTCTGGATTATCTTTAAAAAATATACATAAAATATTAATAATAAAAAACCACTGAAATCCAACAAGAGCTTCATAACATGAAATACCCCGTTTAAATCCAGTGGACATATTTATTAATTTTGTTAAATTAGTTATCTTATTTACCATGTTTTCATCAACATAGTAAATACTATTTTCATCATTTACATCATCTAAGAATAATTGGCATTGAAGTTTAACATATTCTCCTGCGACTTCTTTACCACTCATCACATCTTCTGCATAAACATAAGCAGGATGTTTACGAAATTCTTGGCTAATCATTGAATCACCCTAACTTTTTAAGAGTTGAAGTAACTCATCTTTCTCTTCTTCTTGACTAGAAATCTGTGTTGCTGCAATTGTAGCCCTCGCAGATGGATCAAGACCTAATCGTGACGATAATTGGACATATTTTGTCATATAATCTTGTTGAATTTTAACGTGAGGATTAGGTGTAGGAGTAATATTTCCTCCATGTGTTTTATTGTAAGTTAATCCATTTTCATTAATATTCAACTGACACTGATAAATCTTACTTAAACAATCTGAAATAATCTCAATTAAAGGTTTATCTAAATTACTAATCGGAATCTTACTAGACTCTAAATTTTTAACTAAATATTTATAATAAACTTGTGCAAATTCATCTAAATGATCTGGTACTTCATAGACAACATCTTTATCACCAATCATTTCTGCTTCTAACTTTGCACAGGCTTCCATATGACTTTTACTATTTGTATGACCTGTTAATAAATGTGCAGGTTTTCTGTTTCTCGCCATATGAATACCTCCTTTTAAAAAAACTCAAACATAAACTCGTCTTCAGCAGTTTCAAACTTCTGCTCAAAGTCAAGTCTACCATCATTATTCATATCAATATGTCTATGGCATCTGCGACATAAACAAACTAAATTCTCATTGTCTAAACGTTTTTCCCAATTAGAAGTCAATTTCTCAATATGATGTACTTCTAAATGGTCAATAGTGATACGCTCAAATTTAATAAGGCAACGTTGACACATTCCCTTATCTCTGGTTTTAATTTCTTCCTTTTTCAGAAGCCAATTTTTACTCTTGTAAAATTTATTTACCATTTTGTTTGTATCACTAGCATATTTTCGCATATACTTATAATAGTTAGGACATTCCTCACCAACAATGTGAGCCTGTCCGCATCGGCAATTGTATTTTCTCATATTTTTTCACACTTCCTTATAGAAACAAGTCGGCATTTTCCTTAAATGGAAATGCTATTTTTTTTATTTTTTTATTTTCGGACTTATTTTTTGAAAACACCA